TTGCTCCGGCCCTGTGCCTTTGCGCCATTCCGCAACGATAACGCGCTCGACTTGCTCAATCGTGCGATCTAGGTCTGGCGGTGTTTGCTGGCAGTGTTGCTGCATCACAAGGTCATGCGAAAACCAGTCCAGCGTGCCAGCAGCCATGCCAATCTCAGCCACTGTTACCTCGGACGGGCTGGTGCTTTTACCCTCGCGCGGGTCGCTCATCTGCGAGCCTGCGGTCAATCTAGTCAGTATGCTCATAAGTGCCTCAGCCTAAAAATAATCTGTTCACGTTCAAACCTGCTATCTAAGTCGTATTCGCCCGCCATAATCGCAGACACCAGATCATCGGCGGCTTGCTCAGTTGTAAGGTCTGCGGGTGGTGCGCCTGACCAATGGTCGGCAAAGCGCTGCATATCCTGTGTTCGCTTGTCGATAAAGCAGATGACATCGCGACCTGCAAGCCCCGTCAGTATCGCGTTAGGCACATCCTTTAGCGGCGTAATAGTACAGCCGTGTTTAACTAGTCGTCTTAACACCGCTTCCATGATCCGTCCTTTGCCTTGCGTGCCAGCTCTCGTTGTTTGTCATTCATCAGCTTAACAATCTGTTTTTGCAAATCAGGGTCGGCCTCGTATGCCGCCAGCATCAAGTGATAAGCCAATCGGTCTTGGTCAAACACCCAACGCTGCGCCAATGGCTCCACGTTATTCCACCATGGCATAGTTCTTTGCCATCTCGATCCAATCGTCAGCGCGCATTGTCACCATCCAGCCTTGCTTGTTTTTGCGGTGTGCTACTGCTGGCATTTTCCAATCACAGTCACGCACAGCCTGGAACATAGCGTCTTGAATGTTTAACCGCTCAACCCGTTTAACCTCAAAATGGATGTTAGGCAGGCTTTCGCACACCACGTCAGGGCTATCAACACCGCCAGCAAACTGTTGGCCGCGATAGGCGACGAGGCCAGCGTCACGTAATACCTGCGCCCACTCACGCTCGCCCCGCCCGCCTTTTTGCTTTGAATTAACCATAACGCTCGTGATCCAGCCACATGCTGTACAGCTTGTCTTTTTCGGCGTGGACTAAATCTGGAAAAAACTTGCACCGCTGGACAGTTTCAACAAACTCATCCCATGCCTTTTGCTGTCGCTTGCCCTCGTACATCGCGTACTCCATGAGGGCCAACATAGCCTCGTGATAGTACGGCTCCTCCGGCAAATTTAACAGCTCCTCGATTATCGTGTAGCGGTAAGTCGTCAAGGCGCTTTCCACAGCCTCCTCATGATCTAGCTCTTTTTCAAACGCCGCCCAGCTTTCGTCTGATGCGTCTTGCTCGGCCATGTAGTTGTTAAGTGCCACTGTATTTGAGTCCATTTGTGTCGTCTCCGTGTAAGTTCAGTGCCACTATACCAATGCGGACACCGTGTGTCAAACCTTGCCCTCACGATCCAACTGTTGCTGCGTGCGGAACACGCCCTCGGCATGGCATAGCCTCAAAAACTCATAATCTCGGCCTTGAGCATTGCGCCCGTCCACAGCGTCATGACATGCGTGACACGCCCACGCACCCATCAGGTTGGGTGGCTTGATGCCTGTGCCTGAGTATCCAGCCAACCGGTAGTGAGCCAGCACAGTATCCTCGCCGCCCCCCGTGCAGATGCCAGGCACGCGGATCATGCACTGCCTGCCTCTTGCCTCTTTGCGCAGTTTGCTCATGTCACGCCTCCGGTTTGCTCATCTTAGCTAAATAGCGTATCGCGTTTGGGTTGTCTTTCATGACCTGAATAAACCCGCTGGCAAGCGTATGCACGATGCGCTCCTCCCGGTCATCGTCTTGCAGGCCGTACTCGTGCCAGATGGCGTGCAGTATTTCGTGCAACAGCGTGTCAGCCACCAAATCATCATCGAGGTGCGTGCAGACGTAGATGATCGCGCGTTGCTTGTCGCATTGGCCGTAGCTTTCCGTGGTCAACAGCTCGGCGTCACTCCAAGCCTTGACCTGGTACTGACGATAGCCAATGCGTAAAGATTTAATCACTTGTCCAACCTCCAAACATGGTCGCACTCAATCGCCCACAGGTTTAGCTGCTCGATTGCTCGGCTCATTTTCTCAGTATCCCAGTCAGCCGACGACTCCAACCGCGCCACCTTGCCGACTGACCCGTCGATAACTGTATAAAAACCCAGTTCGTGCTTAACAAGGCGCTTTACTTCGTCGAAGGTGTAGCCTAGCACATTGCCAAGCTCTTGGCACATGGCGTGAAACTTGCTGTTTTGGTCAACGGTTCGGCGGTCGCGCTTTTGCTTTACGGTGACGGTGTAGCTTTTGTCACCGTCTAGGTTGTGCAGGTCATCCATCAGCCTGTTGATGCAGACCTTTCGGATGTACTGCGTCTCAGTTATCGTGGCTTGAGGTATGTTGTAGTTCATGTGAGCTTGTCTACTTGGTCAATACGCTGCCCAATCCAGCGCATAACTGGCACTGCCATGCTGTTGCCCAATGCCTTGTATCGATGCGAGTCTGGGCAATTTTCTGGCTCTTTCTTGCGCCATGAAATCTGCGTGTAGTTATCTGGAAAACCCTGCAACCGCTCGCACTCAATCGGTGTGAGTCTGCGTACTGACACTCCCTCATTTACAATAGGCGTATTACCCCCACCAGTTCCCCATCTTGAAGTTACGGTCTGGCAAGTGTCGCCCATCTCTTTGACTCGGCTATCGTTTGGGTGGTTTTCGTATACTTGAACGATAGGTGTCTGGCCCTCGTCAACCGTAGTGTTTATTCCCTTGTGCATTCTGCTTGTGAGACAGTTTGCAATGCTTGGTATAGCATCTCTGGTAGTTTCTTGCCTCTGGTCTTTGCTCGGCGGAGTATCCCTGCACAGGCTTTGACGCTCAAATAGTACCGCTGCGGCACTTCGCCAATCTCCAAGGTGTCCGACAACAAACACACGTCTGCGTCTTTGGGCCACTCCGAAGTACTGAGCGTCAAGCACTCGGTAGGCGAACCCATACCCGAGTTTTGCCACCGCCCCGAGGAAGGCTCCAAAATCCCGTCCTTTGTTGGATGACAAGACGCCTGGCACGTTTTCCCAGACAAACCAGGTTGGTCGAAAATGCTCAAGCATTGCGCAATAGACGAGGGCCAAGTTGCCACGCGGGTCATCCAATCCTGATCTAAGTCCTGCGACTGAGAATGATTGGCAGGGGGTTCCTCCAACCAAGATGTTTGCTTCACCACAATTCCACTCCCTGAAGTTTGTCATATCGCCATAATTTTCTACATCGGGATATTGATGGGCTAAAACCTGCGAAGTAAATGGCTCAACTTCGCTAAACCCAACGGGTCTCCACCCCATGCCGTGCCATGCAACGGTAGCGGCTTCAATGCCACTGCAAACGCTTAAATACCTCACGTCAACTGCCTCCGTTGCTCAACGTACTTGCTCACAGCCTCGCGCTCATGCTCCAACAGCTTATCCTTTCTCAGCTTCTCGTGCCACTCTGGTAGCTTTTTGATACACATCTGAGCCAACGGTCTCAGCTTGTCGGCTGTCCAGTTTTGCAGGTTCCATGAGCCAATTTCGATCCGGCACAACACGCCAATGGGATCAGTCGGGTTCAGCGCCATTGCGATGATCTCATCCGGCGACGGCCTGCCTCCATCAATCTGCCTGACCACATCCCCAGGCTTCGGCATAAACTGGCCTCGGTCAGGGTCTTGCGCGTGATTGCTTAACGCTTGCTGAACCTGAGCCAGCGAGTAATGTTCAAGCGCCGTCCACCATATCCGCATCCCTGCGTTGCTGATTTGCTTGCCGTACAGGTCAGCAATGGCCGTCAGCGTTTGGGCAAATGCTTGCTTGTCTCTAGCCTTCATTAATCCACCTATGCGCTGCTTGCGCTGTCTGCCTTGCGGCATCACTCATGCCTGTCATGTCTGGCTGATCGGATAGCTTGATAAACTTATCCACATGCGGGGCGTCTCGACATATCAGCTCAATGTCATCGTACACCGTTGCCCGATCATTGTCGCCCATGTGGTGCGGGCTACGCTTGCAGCCGTCAATCGCTTGCATGAGGTCGTCCGTGCTATACCCATCTGCCAGCCTATCGCGTATCTTTTGCCTGCGCTTGCGGTCAAGTTTCGCCTTTGGGTGATGCATCACCTCTTGCCAGTATGCAAACACGCGGTCGGGTTCGTCAGAACTCGACAGGGGTTTACTATACTCTTTCTCTTTCTCTACATCTTCTCTACTCTCCTCTGGTCTAGCATCTGCTTGCAAAGTGCTAGCATCTGCTAGCATCTGCTTGCAGGGAACAAGAAAACCGCATGAAATCAGAGGTTTAAAGTTTGGCTCACTGTTAAGGTAAGCGACACGTTGCATGTAACGCCCCCCCTGCTCCGAGGTGTCAATTTCATTGTCGGTCTTAGCCGCTATCAACATGCAAGCAACTGCTAGCACTCTGCTAGCATCGTCTAGCACCACCCAATCCTCGCTAGACAATAAGGATGCATGCAACTTAATCCATTGAGGGTTGCGGTTTTTGTAGTGCTGGTACTCTGACCAGTTCTTGATCTGATACTTCATGACTACTCCTGCTTTAAGCCCTGCATAAAAGGTCGGCGGCACACGGCGCAGGGTGGATCCGCTATCCCCTGAGGATCAGTCAGGTTAAGCCGCCAACTAAGGACGCTACCACAGCAGACACGCGATGTCAAACAATTTATTTTTGCCTGGTCTGTTGACTGGACAGCCCGCGTCCTGTAATGTAGACCGTGCAAGTCAACAAAACGGAGGCACAACATGCAAGCAACACGCAAAAACACACCCGCATTTTTGACAACAACAGTGCCGCGAAATAACAGACAGCGCTATCTGGCATATCAACGCAGGCTCGAAGCGTACAAGCGCAGCAACGTCAAAAAGCCTTGCTATGTATGCGAGGCGATGATGGCGGCGCTGCTGCTTTATCTTTTTGTTTACGCGCTACCACACGCGCTCACACTGTAACAACGGAGGCAATATGTATAACTCAGAGCAACTCTACAGGCTTTTTGAAAAATATGGGTCAGTCAAGATGACTGCCAAGGCGGTTAATTTGCAACCATCAGGGGTTAGATTGCACCTCAAAAAGCACGCCGAAAAAACAGGGCGTGACCCAATGCAATTTCACACGCCATCGCAGACTGACAAAATCAACGAGTACACGCCGCAGACTTTTAATGGACTGAGGCAGTTGATGAGCAATGACACCATGTCAATTTTAGCGGTATGCGAAAAAGATGGCACGATCAGGGCGGTCGCTCCACACAAT